TTCTTTTAATTGAACCTTCATATTTAATTGGTATATTTTGATTAAAATTATCAACACAATCTATAGATTCATATTTAGAATCGATTACTGTATTTTTTAGTTTTAAATTAATAGCTTCTAACTTTTCATTATATTCGTTAACTTTTTCTTCTAAATTTTTAATTTGTTCTTGTGTTTTTTGTATCATTTTATCATCATTTTTAGATAAATATTCTGTTAATTCGTCTTCTTTTATTTTAATATTATCTCCCATGTTTTTTACTATCATTTCATATTTTCTTTGTTCATATTCGTGATTTTTTTTATGCATATTCATTAAATATATTTTCATCATTGTATTTAATTGATCATTTAAATTTCCTTTATTATGTAGTGGATCAAAAGCATTCCAACTACCAATTTCTGCAACAAAATTATAATGTCCTGGTTCTTTTAATAATTGTGTTTGTTCTTGTGCTTGATCAATTGTAACAAATCCACCACTAACACGTATATATTTAATTGTTGTTTTATCATCATTCATAAATAATGACATGGTACAATAATTTTGATTATCTGGTAAGATTGAATCATTAGTTAGGTAGTCTACTTCTGACATTAAAGAACATATCTAATTATTCTTTAAAATATTTTTAATAAATAATTAAATTAAATTAATTTAATTTGGATTTAAAATTTTTAGTATCAAAATCAGCATAACCCATCCAAATATCAGGTGAATTAAACATTTTATTAAATACTTTAGATGGTCTATCTTGATTTATAGTATTTTGATTTATAACTGACTTTTCTTGTACAATATTATTGCATTTATTATAACTTTTTGTCAAATTATATGTCAATAAAATAATACCAAAAAATATTAATATTATTGATATATTATGAATAATATGGTTCATTATATATCAATAGTTTTTTTATTTAAAAGATGATATGAAATCCCAATTTAAATCAGAACATATTTTTTTCCATATACTATCATTATCCATTAATATGTCTAATTGTTTATGTAAAGGAAAACAATCTAATAAATGGTCTAATTCTAATAATTCACAGAATTTATGCAATACATAACCATATGATAAAAAGTTTTTTCTATTTATTGGTTTATATTTTATCCATGGATCTTGAATCATCAAAAACATTCTAACAAACATTTTTTCCATATCACGTGTAATTTTAGGTGGAGGTAATCCAGATAATTTATTAATAATATAGTGCGTGTGTTCATATAATTGATTAAATTTAAGTTTTTTTAAAATACTTCTCATTTTTTCTCTATTTAAAACTGATAAATCATTTATACGTCTTTTATTTAATTCATCAATAATATCTTTATAAATTATTTCGTCAATTTCTGGTGATTGTTTAGCTTGAAAAGCATTAAGCCATTCTCTAAATCTATTTAGTCTTTTATATGGAGAATAATCTTTAATTTGAACATCATCATCCATAATAATCATTTCCATATCGCCACATAATGAACAAATATATGATGATTCTACCAGATTTAATATTTTTTCTATTTTACATTCTAAACAATATTTAATTCTGTTTGAACCATCATCTGGATTAACACGAATACCTTCTGTAATTTGACAATATTTATCAAATAAGTCCGTTTTATTTATTTTATTCAGTGAATTTTCATTAACTTGTTTTTTTTTACATAAAAAACTTAAAATACTTTTAGATTCTGATATATCATCTTCTGAATTTTTAATATTGTAATAATTCATTAAAATGTCACCAGTTTTATCATAATAATCCATTTCAGGAATATTATTTTTTAATATATAAAGTCTTCTTTCCATATCATCACGTGAGTCTAATAATTCAGCTCGTTTTTGTTGTTCAATATTAGTAAATTTTTCACGGAATTTATCTATATCAACTATTTCATTTTTAATTTCATTCAAAACATTTTCTAATACATAGACATTTTCTTTTTCGGTTTCAAATTCTTTAATTTTTAGACGATGTTTGTTTTCTAAGGTTGATGTTTTTTTTATATCTATATTTTTATTTTTTTGACCAGAACAAGACATTATTTAAATTAATGATTTAGACTTTATGTAAGTTAAAATATTATTAAAAAAATTTATATAAATATTTAGTATTATTGGAGATGAGAAAAGTCCTACTTTCATCACCTCTAATAGCGAAGAAAGTAAAATAAAATTTTACTTTCTCCTGTGCCATTATAATTGGATGTAAAAAAAGTAAAATATTATTTAAATAAAATATTTTTTAATTTATTTTAATTATAACATAATAATACTATGTGTATGAGGTAGAAAAAATTGTTATTTCTTCTAATATTAAATTTATCACATCTAATAGCAAAGAAAAAAGTAAAATTTTATTTTACTTTCTCCTGCGTCGTATTTTTATAAAAATGCACATAAAATTATCTATTTGTTTTTTATTTTTATTTAAGTTTTTTAATCCGAATATTTTTTACATAATCTGAATTATGTGATTTACCTAAAACATAATGGTGAATAAGAAAGTAAAATTTTATTTTATCTCGTTCTTCACTATTTGAGGTGATAAAAGTAGGACTTTTCTCCACTTCCAATATATTATTATACAACATAATATAAATACAATACAACCAATAATAATATATAATAGTTGTATTTTAGATGATGAAAGCTCTGTTTGTATTGCTTTTACTTGTTTTGCACACGCTATTTGTGCTTCTTGTACTGCTTGTTTTGCTTCTGTTTGTATTGCTTGTACTTGTTTTGTACACGCTATTTGTGCTTCTTGTACTGCTTGTTTTTGTGCTTCTTGTACTGCTTGTTTTTGTGCCGCTTGTGCAGATTGCGTCACTTCTGTTTTTATTGATTGCACTTGTTTTGTGCACGCTATTTGTGCTTCTTGTACTGCTTGTTTTTGTGCCGCTTGTGCAGATTGTGTCACTTCTGTTTTTATTGATTGCACTTGTTTTGTGCACGCTATTTGTGCTTCTTGTACTGCTTGTTTTTGTGCTTCTTGTACTGCTTGTTTTTGTGCCGCTTGCGCAGATTGCGTTACTTCTGTTTTTATTGATTGCACTTGTTTTGTGCACGCTATTTGTGCTTCTTGTACTGCTTGTTTTTGTGCTTCTTGTACTGCTTGTTTTTGTGCTTCTTGTTTCTGCGCTTCTTGTTTCTGCGCTTCTTGTGTAATTTTTTCAATTACTTCTTTTGTTCCTTGTACCAGTTCTCGTGTTACATGTACTACTATTGCTAGCATAGATTCTGATGCATGTGCTTGTTGTATTTGCTCTGAAAATGCTTTTTGTAATAATTGTATTCTTAATGTCTCATCTGTAAGTGTTATTACATGTGAATAATATCGTGTTTTGGTTGATGTATCATTTGTTATTCTTGCTTTAGATAGTGCCTCTTGTGATGTTTGAAATGCTTGTAATGCTTCTTTTGAATGTTTTAATTGTGACGATTGTTCTGATTGTAATTGAGCTATTTGTGTTGCTTTTTGTTGTGTTATAAATGCTTTTTTTTGCGTTGTTGGTAGTATTTCTATTAATCCCCGTGATTGTATTAGCACTTCGAAAAATATGTCTGTAGTCATTTCTGCTATATTTTTTTCTTTTTTTAATAGGGGTTCTATTAATAATTGTGCTGCATGTGCTACTTTTGTTGCGTATGTTGCTAATATTTGCATTTGTAGTGCTTCTATTGCTAATCTATGTGCTTTTTGTAATTTTATTAGTAATTCAAAATTTCCATTTAGTACGGGTGTTAGTTCTGGTGTTTGTGTTTCTATTAATACTTTAGCACGTGTTAGTGTTTCTGCTTCTTTCATCGCTTGTGTTTGTGTTTCTTTCATCGCTTGTGCTTGTACTTGTATATGTTTTTCTTTTGCTTGTGATATTTGTAATTGTGTAATCTCTGATAGTTTTTCTAGATTTTTTTGTAGTTCTATGGCTTGTGTTGCTAATACATTTTGATTTTTTATTGATTCTGGATTTTGTTGCATTTTATTATAGAAGAGTATATGGTCAGACGTCTTTGATTTTTTACTAACATCTCTTATTAATATACAATTTTTCAGTATTGTTACTCCTGATTGTACAAATTGTTCTATTTGTATCGATTGTTGTGTTTGTTTTAATTGTTGTGTTTGTTTTAATTGTTGTGTTTGTATTGTTTGCATTGTTTTTATTGCGAATACTAATGATGATGCTGTAAGTTGTGTTGTAATTACTTGAGTTAATATTTTTTCTATGGTTTTTGTTGTATTACCTATTTCTTCAAATAATTCTTCTACTTCTACTACTTGTTGTGCTTGTTGTACTTGTTTTGCTTTTTCTATGTTGTATGTTTGTATTGTTTTTGTTCGCAACATTTCCGCTTGGTGTAATTCTTGTATTGCTTGTGTTACTAGTTTTTGTGCTTCTATTGCTTTTATTACAAGTGTATGTGTTTCTTGTGCTTGTACTATTAATTCTGTTGTACTTATTTCATTTACTACTTTTTCTATATCTTCTATTGTTTTTTTACTTGAACTATTTTCGAAGGTCTCTATATTTTTATTAGGTATTGTGTATATATTATTTCGTGTATGTATACATTTTGTTGTATAATTACCATCTGTTGTATAATCGCCATTTGTTGTATAAAAATAATTAGACATTATAATATACTTATTATTAGAAATTATTTAATATAATTATTATTAAATAATTTATTTAAAAATATATAAAAATATATAAAAATATATAAAAATATATAAAAATATAAAAAAATATATAAAAATACATAAAAATATATAAAAATATAAAAAAATATATAAAAATATAAAAAAATATATAAAAATATATAAAAATATATAAAAATATATAAAAATATATAAAAATATATAAAAATATATAAAAATATTAATTTTTAAAGGTTATAAAGTTAAACTCATTAAAAATATTTAATTTAATTTAATTTAAATATTTAAAAATTTTTTCTTAAGTAGAGTATATATCTATGGGTGGAGGTTTAATGCAACTCGTCGCTTACGGCGCGCAAGATGTCTATTTAACAGGCAATCCTCAAATTACATTTTTCAAAGTAGTATACAGAAGACATACAAACTTTTCTGTTGAACCTATTCAACAAGTTTTCAATGGTGCTGCCAATTTTGGACGCACTGTTACTTGCAATTTGAACAGAAATGGTGATTTAATCACCAACATGTACGCTGTTGTACAATTAGCTGCTCATGAAAGCGGATCCGTTGAATGGGGATATGTTAGACGTTTAGGATATGCTCTCATTGAAGAAACCAAGATTGAAATCGGAGGTTCAAAGATTGATGAACAATATGGAGATTGGTTGAATATTTGGTATGAATTGTCTCATAAAGCAGGACAAGTACGTGGTCATGCTGCTATGATTGGTGATGATGATGCACATAAAATGTTAAGTAAGAATGGACGTCCTGCATCAACATTATATGTTCCTTTAGCTTTCTGGTTTAACAGACATAATGGGTTAGCTTTACCTTTGATTGCTCTCCAATATCATGATGTTCGCGTAAGCATCAAATATCGTGTTGCTTCTGACTGTGTAAACTACAAGGGACCATCTGCAAATGTTATGGTTGATATGGCTGATTCTTATTTGTTGATTGATTATGTCTTTTTGGATTCTGAAGAGAGAAAGAGATTCGCACAAGCCAGTCATGAATACCTTATTGAACAATTACAATTTACTGGTGCAGAGTCTTTGACCAATAACACTAACAACAAATACAGACTTAACTTTAATCATCCTAGCAAGTATTTGGTATGGGCTGCTCATTTGGAAGCTCATGACAATGCATCTCAATGGGTTGCATATGCTGATGATGGTGATTGGGAAGCAGCACGTGATAGATTCGCCAAGCTAGTTTGGTTAGCTTCTAGAACTGGTTTAACTAGTACAGGTTTTCCATCTGGTGCAAATGGTGAAGTTGTTCAACCCGTAGAGGATACTGGTGCCCTTAATCAAAATTTTAAGGATCTAGTAGCAAAAGTTGACGCACAACTAGTATTTGCTGATGCTGGTCTCGTTGATATTAGCGGTAATCATGCAGGTAATGCTCCAGCCAGTTTAGGTAATGTTGTTGTTTTATCTAACAAGTTGACAGTACAAGATATGACACTTACTCTTGATAAATTAGATTGTGGAAGTGTAGGTAAAGCTTTATTACTTGCTAATAGTGTAACTGTTGTTGACCACTTTAACTATGGTAGATGGGTTGATTGCACAAGTAACCCAGTTTCAACTGCTAAATTACAATTGAATGGTCATGATAGATTCCAACAAAGAGACGGAAACTACTTTAACTATGTTCAACCATATCAACACTTTAGCAACACCCCTGCTGATGGTATCAACGTATACAGTTTTGCACTCAAGCCTGAAGAACATCAACCAAGTGGTACTTGCAATTTCTCACGTATTGATAACGCAACCCTTAACGTTGGTTTAGCTGCTAATACTGTAACTGGATCTGGTGATGATAACTTGAATATTTACACTGTTAACTATAATGTCCTCCGCGTGATGTCAGGTATGGCAGGAACTGCTTACAGTAATTAAGCTTATTCATTTTTTGTTATTTTTTATGATAAAATTATATTATTAATAAATATGTAAAATTATATTTTTATTAAGTCTGTTCATTTTTTAATATTATGTTAAATAATATTAAAAAAATTGTAAAAAGAACTTTTAATAATTATAGTAATATTATATAATGATGATTTGTAAATACGCATGGAAAAATAATAAACAATGTAATAATCCGCCAATATCTAAAAGAAATTTTTGTAAAACCCACATGTATTATGAAGGTAAAGTTAATCCAGACAGTTTAGCTTGGTGTGATATTCATAAAGTTGATCTTATGATTTTAGATGAAAATAAAAATTACTATTGTAGATATTGTAAAAAATAGATGTTGATAAAAAGAATAAAGTATTATGTAAAGGAATGAATAATAATGGCACAGTATGTAAATATAAACCATTAGTTGATGATGAATATTGTAAATTACATCAAAGTTATAAAAAATGGAAACAACTATCTGATTCTGGTAAAAAGATGTGTAATAATTGGATTCGTGGTTGTTGGGAAGAAATTTATGATGAATTTTCAAGATGTTTAAAATGTAGAAAATATGAACGAGTTAAAGACAAAGAGTTAAGAACCAATAAAGAAATATTAGTAAAAGATTTTAATTCTAATAATGATATTGTAAAAATGTGTAAATATTGTTGTAAAGAAGATACTAAATTGATAGTTGATATTTGTTCCGAATGTTATAAAAAGAAAACAGCACCTAAAAAAAAAAGAATACGAGATCGTTTTTTAGGTAGAATATATGAATATCAAAGAGGTGCAAGAAAACGTAATTTAGTATGGCAACTTACTAATGAACGTGCAACAGAAATGTTTAAAACACCATGTTTTTATTGTAATATATTTAACCAAATAAATGGAATCGATAGAAAAAATAATTTATTAGGCTACTTTGAAGAGAATTGTGTCCCATGTTGTCATCAATGTAATTTTATGAAAAATAATAAAACGATAGATTATTTCTATAAAATTTGCGAACATATTTCAACATATAATAAGTTATATAATGGAAATTTATATCCTGAAATTTTTGTTAATTTAAATCATTGTTCTTATAATCTTTATATACTTAATGCTAAAAAAAGAGAGATTGATTTTAAATTAGATGAAGAATTATTTTCACAATTAACTGAAAGTAATTGTATTTATTGTGGTTGTTTTGTTGATGGTTGTAAAGGTATTGATAGAGTAGATTCTAATAAACCATATATAAAAGAAAATTGTGTTCCTTGTTGTTATACATGTAATGTACATAAATTTACTTTTTCACAAAATAGTTTTTTTGAAAAATG